GACGTGACCGAATCTATATTCGGTGGGGAGGGGGACATCGTCCCAGCTCACAGGCATGGGGATAAGTTCATGTCGTAGAACTACAAAACGGGTTATCCCCAGCCATGTGGACTGTTATCCTCAGCCATGTGGAAGGGTTATCCCCAGCAAACGAAACGAGGAGATGTGGGAAAGATCGCCGAAGCTGCTTCGACTGGATCCAGAAGAACTACGTTGGAAGCGATGAGAGAGAAGTTGGCGGTCGATATGGACGAAGCTCCTCCGGCCGTTGTTGCTCAGATAGCAGGGAGGTTGTCCGCCGTTCTCGCCGAGATCGAAAGCCTCCCAGAAGAAGGAGAGGTGTCGAAGTTTGACGAGATCGCAAACCGCAGAACGGCAAGGCTCGCAGTTTCCGAGCACGGAAAGCCGGCCACCACGAAGGCTAATCGGAGCGTCAAGGGAGGCCGTTGAGTTTGCCGAAGCAGCAGGCCTCTTCTTAGATCCGTGGCAACAACTGGTCCTTTCGGAAGGCCTCGCCGAGACAGAAGAAGGGAGATGGGCCGCGTTTGAGGTCGCTGTTGTTGTTGCTCGACAGAACGGGAAGGGATCCATCTTGGAGGCGCGCCAACTCTTCGGCTTGTTTGTGCTTGGCGAGAAGCTTGGCGTGCATACTGCTCACGAGTTCAAGACTTGTTATGAGCACTTCGTCCGGATTGTTTCGTTGATCGAATCAAACCGTGAGCTAGAACAGAAAGTGCTTCGGATCCGAAGAGGAGCAGGAGAACAAGCGATCGAACTTCGGTCTGGTGGGAGGCTCCGCTTCTTGGCCCGATCTGGAGGATCTGGTCGTGGGCTTACTGGAGACACCGTCTACCTTGACGAAGCGTTTGATCTTTCGTCGGCTCAGATGGGCGCGCTTATTCCGACGATGAGCGCTCGACCGAATCCACAGGTGTGGTATGCGAGCAGCGCTCCGAAGTCATCTTCGGAGTTCTTGCTGTCTCTCTGCAAGCGTGGGAGAGAAGGGACATCGCCTCGGCTCTTCTTCGCCGAGTGGGGGAACCCTCGCGGTACAGATCCCGAAGATAGGGATGCGTGGGCGCGCGCAAACCCAGCGTTGGGGATTCGGATCTCCGAGGATTATGTCGCAGCAGAACTAGATCTGCTCCGGTCGATCCCTGACGAGTTTGCTCGGGAACGGCTCGGCATCCACGAGCGTCATCCGATGGAAGGCCGAGATGTGAAGATCCCAGCCGAATCGTGGGAGGCGACATGGTCTTTCTGTCCTCCTGGTTGTGTTGAAGAACACACACACAAAGATCTGTTTCCGATCCCAGCGAAGAAGGAGATCGTCATCGCTTTCGATATCGACAAGGATGCGGATCGTGCTTCTATTGCTGTCGCCCACGGCTCTCTGGATTCTCCTTATGTGGAAGTTGTCGAGCATCACACCGGCTCGACGTGGATCCCTCAACGGCTTGTCGAGATGATCGCTCGGTGGGATCCGATCGCTGTCGGATGTTTCGGTGCTGGTCCAGCCGGAGCAGCTATCGGCCCGATCCTCGCGAAGATGGCCGACTCCGGTATAGACCCCAGCCTGTTTCGGCAGATCGGCTCCTCCGAATATCGGCAAGCCTGTGGAGGATTCTACGTCGACGTAGTCTCTGGGAAGCTTCGCCGTCCGGCCGGACAAGGAGCGATGACAATCGCTATCAACGATGCGACAGAGAAACAGGTCGGTGATTCTTGGATGTGGGATCGGCGCTCCGCAACCGCTCCGCTGTCGCCTCTCGTGGCCGCTACCGTGGCGCGCGCTCTTCTTCCAGTATCATCTCCGGAAGATCCGAAGCGACCAGTTTTCGCCGTCTAGGAGGTTTGGTGCGGACGATATTGACAACTCTCTGTGAGATCATCGGAGCAGCAGCTATCACAGCAGGAGCGACGATGATCTCGTCTCCTGTTGGTCTCATTACCGGAGGAGCTTTCCTCCTTGTTGCCGGCTCTGCTCTAGCGTGAGCATCATCACGCCGTCATCTCGGACTGCTCCTCGCCGAGCGGATCGCCGAGACATCTCGACATATCCGTGGACAAACGGCCAAACAGTCCCAACGAATCTTCAGTCGCCGTCTCCTTCCAGCCATCTTGTGACATCGGAAGCTTTCCGTGTGGCCGCTGTTGTCGCTTGCTTAGGGCTTCGGGCCGGAGCGTTCGCTCAGCTTCCGTTGAAAGGCTACGACGTCGGCCCGAACGGGACAACGAATCTGTCGTCTCCGCAGCCGGATCTACTGACGTTCGCTGCTCCTTCTGTCATCCCTTCGATCTGGAAGACGCAGATGTCGATCTCTCGGGATGTATGGGGATACGCCGCGGGCCTCATCCTCGGAGTGGATGCTGGAGGGTATCCTTCCCACGTCCGATGGATCTCCCCAGATCGACTGTCGGCGCGCCAACAATACGACGGTGGGCCTCTGGACTGGAAGATGAACAACGTCCCGATCTCAGCCGACAGCATCCTCCACATCCCTTCTCGCTGGGTGCTACCAGGAAAACCGTTAGGTGTTTCTCCGCTGGAAAGATCTGGTCTTGTCGATCTGTCGATCCGCGCGCAAGAGTTCGGGCGAGACTGGTTCATCAACGGTGCGATGCCATCGGCGATCGTTTACTCCGACGATGTATTGACAACAGCGCAAGCCGACGGGATCCTTGCTCGCCTCCAGTCTCGGTGGCGAAGGAGACAACCAGGGATGCTCGGCTCTGGCATGAGGTACGAACAAGTCAGCGTGAAAGCAAACGAGTCGCAGTTCTTGGACACAATGATGAAGGCCGCTTCGGACATCGCTATCTCGTTCAATCTTCCACCTGGAAAGATCGCCGCGGCCATGTCTTCGTCCGATGTGAAATATCAAAACATCGAACAATCCACCCAGCAATATCTCATGGATTCGATCAATCCAGATCTGGTCGTCATCCAAGAATCAGTCAGTCGACACATGAGGCCATCCCAGATGTGCCGATGGGAAACAGGTGCGTTTCTTCGGAGCGATATCAAGACTCGTTATGAGTCCTACGCGATCGGGATCGGAGCAGGCTTCCTCCTCGTCGACGAAGTGCGAGCGAAAGAAGATCTAGCTCCGCTTCCCCCATCGTCGGTGCTGGCTCCTGTCGCCTCTCCAGTCGAGCCGGCACCGGCTTCCCTGTCTCTCCCCCAGAACGGAGCGTAAACATGACAACAAGTTCACGAAACAAAGTCATCGAACGGCGAATCTTTGACGCCGATGTGACGATCAGATCAAACTCGGATGGCTCCGTCGGAGCGCGAGGATATGGCGCTGTCTTCGATTCGGAAGCACACGGCGAAGTTGTTACACGATCAGCTTTCGATCGGACGTTGGAGCAACGAGACAACATCCGGTTCCTCATCAACCACGAAGGAACACCGCTCGCCTCCACCCGCTCTGGAACAATGACAGTCGGCATTGACTCTCATGGCCTCTGGTGGGACATCCCGAACCTAGACATGGCGAATCCTCGGGTCGCCGAGTTTGTCTCCGCTACCGGCCGAGGAGATATGCACCAGTGCTCGTTTGCTGGTTACTTCCGAGACTCACAAAACGTAGACGGGATCCGGCAACTCCGAGAAGTCCAGTTGATCGACATCTCTGGCGTCACATTCCCGTGGTACGACGACACGTCAATGGGCCTCACAGGAAACCGATCATCCGACAAGGCTCTGCTCACCCGAGCGCTCCCAGAGATCCGCTTAGCTCTCATCGCCGATCTTCTTCGCGCTGCTCCTCCTGGAAAGGAAAGTTACGGAGACTTAGCGGTCGAGTTGTTAGATGAGATCTTGGAGCAGATTGTCGGTCAAGGAGCTTGTGCCTATATCGAAGATCTCGGCGAAGACTGGGTCGTCTACTCCTTGCTGGATGGGATGGACTGGGACTGTTATCAAGTCGACTACACAATGACAGACACGGGCGTCACGTTTGGTGTACCGTTCGCAGTTGAAGCCATCACCGAATATCGTCCGGCTCCTCCAGAGATGGAAACAGTCGGCGAAGAAACTGGTGGGCGTCAAACACACAGCATCGCAGAAGCCCGAGCACTCCTCGGGATCACAATCTGAACAGCGAACTCGGAGATCGACTCGGAGCCAAGAATCCGGCCACCACGCGCATCCACCACGTCGCTTCCCAACATCCCTCTTCCATCCTTGGAGAAACATGAACCAGCCTCTTTCCCAGTTGGATCTCGTGCGTGAGAAGCGCACCGCAGATACCAAACCAGTCAACGACATGATCGCCGCGGCCGAGGCCGAAGGCCGAGCACTTACCGCAGAAGAGTTCACTCTTGTGCAGGAACGCGCAGCAGCCAACACGGAGATCGACGCACGCATCGCCGATCTGTTGAAGATCGCCGATGGCAACGCCATCGCTGCTCGCACCGCACCAACTTACGGTGGTGCGATTGTCCGCTCCGCTCCTCAGACTTACTCGGAGCGCGGCGATCACTCCCACATCCGCGACATGATCGCAGCCCAGATCCGCAACGATCAAGGAGCGTGGGAACGCCTCCGTCGCCACGGCTCAGAAGTACTAGTCGAGAAGCGCGACATCACCCGAGTTGATGGTGCTGGTGGCGAGTTCGTACCTCCTCTGTGGATGGTCGACGATTACGGTGACTTCCCACGAGCCGGCCGCATGATCGCCAACCTCGTCACACAGATGCCTCTCCCTGGTGGCACCGATTCGATCAACTTCCCGAAGATCACAACCGGCCCACAGGTAGGCATCCAGACCGCAGACAACGGCGCTGTTACCGAGACCGACATGGCGACCTCATCGGCTACCGCTCCGGTTCGCACAATCGCTGGTCAGCAAGATCTAGCGATCCAGCTTGTCGAGCAGTCGCCTCTCGGCGGTGGCATGGATCGGTTGATCTATTCGCAACTGGCCGCAGATTACGAGCGTGCACTCGGCGCTCAGATCTGGAACGGCTCGGGCGCTGCCGGCCAACTCCTCGGCTACCTCCAGATGACAACTGGTGCTGGTGCAGTCAACACGATCAGCTACACCGACGTAACGCCAACTGTCTCGGAGTTGTATCCTCCTCTCGCACAGGCTGTCAGCCAAGTCCACACCAACTCGTTTGTTGGAGCGACTGCGATTGTCATGGCTCCTCGCCGCTGGAACTGGATGCTGTCAGCGCTTGACGGCAACCTTCGTCCTCTGGTCGTTCCAACAGCCAACGGTGCGTATATGGCACAAGGTGTGCAGACCGCTTCGGATGCTTCCGGCCCAGTCGGAACAATGCTCGGCCTTCCGGTCTACCTCGACGCCGCTGCTCCTCTGCTCCTCGGCGCTGGCACGGAAGATGCGATCTTGGTCGCACGCTTCTCGGATTCGATCCTTCTGGAAGGAAGCATTAACACCCGAGTGCTTCCAGATGTCGGCTCCGGCACGTTGACGGTCCGCTTCCAGATGTACCGCTACGCAGCCTTCACCGGCAACCGTCGCCCACAGAGCATCAGCAAGATTACCGGCACCGGCCTCATCGCACCGTCGGGTTTCTAATCTGATTGATCCCAGCAACACAGAACCGTTCTGTGTTGCTGGGATCACAACCGAAAGAGGGACGATTATGAACGCACAAGAAACAGAACTCCTCTCGCTCCAGCAACGAGCAGCTTCGCATCCTCACAACGAGGCCGCTCTGCTTCTTCGGATCAAAGAGATCCGAGCGACGCTTGTCTCCTCAGCGCTAGAGGATTCTTCCAGCGTCCCAGAAACCGCGGAAGCAGATCTCTCCGAAGTCGAGACAGCAGTCATCAAAACGAAACGGAAGAGGTAGCTCCTCCCGATGACCATCGTTGACATTGACACGTTCACGTCGTACATCCGCGACGAGATCGGCGCGACAGGAAAACCGTTGACGCTCCAAGCACTCAACGCAGCCGAGTCATATGTGCAGCAGTATTGTGCGCGCTCCTTCGTTCTGGCAACGGGAACGGCGACAGCAAGAATCTTCGGGCCTCCAGCCATGCAAGAATCCTTCACAGTCCTCCGAGTCGACGACATCGCCTCCACGACAGGCCTCATTGTTTCCAACTACGGGACAACAATCTCCTCCAACGATTATCAACTCGAACCGTTGAACGGGAAAGATGCGTCAGGCCTCGGAGTTCCCTACACACAGATCCGGCTTCTCTCCTCGACATGGACAACAAACGTCATGAGAGCCACCGCAACAATCACAGCGGACTGGGGATGGCCGGCTGTGCCATCGCTTGTCTCCCAAGCGATCCTCTTGCTCGGCAAAGATTATGTCCAGAACCGAGACACAAAGTTTGGGTTTGCGGAGACATCGGTCGGCGCTGTGAGTGGATCCAGAAACTGGTTGGTCATGAACATGCTTGCACGCTTCCGAAGAACAGAATCGTTCGGCATCGGATGAGCGTGAACCTTCGCCTCATCCGAGAAGCAGCAGCCTTCCAGATCGCGAACCGGATCGCTCGCCAAGCAACCGGTTACGCTTACGACGGGACAACAATCACGCTCCCAGCGATCATCATCCGACCAGGCTCCCCATATGTCACATATCACGAATCTTTCGGAGATCGTTGCTTAGTAGGCGTCGAGCTAGAGATCGAAGTCATCACATCGTCAGCCGACGGGATCTCCGCTGGAGTTGCTATGGACGATCTTCTCTCTCCTGGTCTGGCAAACTCCTCGTCAATCTTGGAAGCCATCGAAGCCGATCCAACTCTCGGAGGGACTGTCGGCCATTGTTGGATCTCCGAAGCTTCTCCACCGCAAGCAGACGGAGAAGGCCACATGTCGGCTTTCCTGTCGCTCCACATCACCGCTAACAAGTCGCCCAGCTAAGGAGCGCTCCTCATGGCCCAGCAGATCCTCACAAACACACAGATCATTGTCGGCTCGTTTGACATCTCGTCGTTCGCCGACATGATCTCTGTCTCCGAGACAGCCTCAACAGTCGAGCAGACAACGTTTGGATCCGGAGGCTTCCGAGTCGTCGCCGAGTCGATCTCTGATTACGCTGTCGGGATCGAAGGCTTTTCGGACTTCGCAGCGACAGGAACTGCTCCTGCTTTCCCAGCCTCAGCGCTTGGGACACAGTACGGCTACATGGTGAACCCGACCGGAGGAGCAAGCGCTGGAGATCCTTCCCAGTTTGGGCGCGGGATCCTTTCTTCTTACACGCCGTTCGGTGGCTCTGTCGGAGAATCCGCACGGTTTGTCCAAGCGATCTCCCCAGACTCCGAACAGATCAACGGATACCTCCTTGCTCCTCTAGCATCCCGAGGAGCGTTCACAGGCTCTTCGGTAACAATGGCCGGTCCGACAGCTACACAACGAGTCTGGGCCGCTCTCAACATCTCTGGTGCGGTAGGCACAAACTTGTCGGTGCTGGTTCAATCCGCTCCGCTTTCCAACTTCGCTTCTCCGACAACTCGGTTTACTTTCTCGACTGTCTCCGCTGTCGGATGGCAGATGGCCGCTCCTGTTTCCGGCCCGATCACCGATGGATTCTGGAGAGCTACTGCGA